AACAGAGTTAGAAAACTAGATTACTCCATTCAATTTTGTAAGATTTTTTATGATAGGCTTATTGCTAACGAGGACATTACATTATTTTCACCACACGAAGCTGGCGACCTCTATGATGCGTTTGGAGACAATGAGAAATTTGAAGAACTATATCTAAAGTATGAGAGATCTCGTAGCTTAAAATTTAAGAAGAAAATTCCAGCACGACAACTTGCCCAAGTGTTTGCAAAGGAAAGGTTGGAAACTGGGCGTATTTACTCAATGAACCTTGATACCGCTAACGAGCATGGATCTTGGGATGTTCCTGTTAAAATGAGTAATTTATGCTGCGAAATCATACACCCGACAGTTCCGATCAAATCAATTGAAGACCCAGACGGAGAGATTGGAATTTGTATTCTTGCGGCTTTAAACCTTCTAGAGCTAAAAGATGAACAAGATATCCGCGATGCCGCTAGGGTTGCTGTTAGGACATTAGAATCAGTCATTGAATATCAAGACTATCCGGTCTTAGCAGGAGAAAATTTCACTAAGAACCGCAGATCTCTAGGTATTGGCATTACAAATCTTGCTGGATTTTTAGCAAAAAATAAACTCAGTTATGGTGAGCCAAAAGCGCTACAGTTAATTCACGAGACGATGGAGTGCATTCAGTGGAACCTGTTAAATGCGAGTTGCGAGCTTGCTGCTGAGCTTGGATTTTGTAATAAATTTGATGAGACAAAGTATTCAAAGGGGTTACTTCCAATTGATTGGTATAAAAAAGATGTTGACGAAATTGTTAAACCAGATTATAAAATGGATTGGGAAGAACTCCGTGAGCGAATTAAGGTTCATGGATTAAGACATTCAACATTGTCTGCTCAAATGCCTTGTGAGTCTTCTAGTGTAATCCAGAATAGCACAAACGGACAAGAGCCTGTTCGGAGCCTACTTATCTCAAAGAAGGCTAAGAATGGCATTCTGAAGCAGCTAGTGCCAAACTACAACACCCGTAAGAATTTTTATACAATGGCTTGGGAGATGGATGGCAATAAAGCGGTTCTAGATACTGCGGCTGTTATGCAAAAATTCATCGATATGAGTATGTCAACCAACCTTTATTATAATTATGCACATCATGAATGTGGAAATATTCCACTGAGCGCACTAATAAAAGATCAGATGTATGGATATAAGATTGGTTTAAAGAACTTTTACTACGCAAACTCTCCAGATGCAGACGGAGAGACTGAAAAAGATATGGGTTGTGAGGGCGGTTCTTGTTCGATATGATTTTCTTACGTAGGAAAACAACACAAATTAGGAAAACAAATGAGAAGTATTAAATTTAGAGCTTGGCTGAGGAACGAAGCATATCCAGACGGCCACATGTATTATGCAGGAGGTGAAGGTAGTCATGAAGCTAGTGCTGGATTTTATTTAAATCTAGACGGCGATTTGGTAGAATCTTTTGAGTATGCAGGCAATAACGCATGCAAACTAGCGTGGGCTAGGATATCCAACACAATTGTAGACATTATGCAGTATTCTGGCGTTAATGACATAAACGGCGTTGAAATATACGAGGGGGATATTATTAGAAACAAGTTCGGTATATTCAATGTAGTATATTCAGATGCTTCTTTTCGTCTACGCTTTATAAGCGGGAGTAACATATACTACACAGAAAAACTACGTGACTTTCGAGACTATCCAAACTCTCCGTTCACAGTAATGTACAACATATATGAAGAGGTAAATAAATGAAAACAATTTTTAACACAAAGAACGTCGACCCTATGACTCAGCCATTATTTCTTGGCAAAGATCTTGGGGTGCAACGGTACGATAAGTTAAAGTATCCGGTTTTTAAAGATTTGGATAGTAAACAAATGCAGAACTTTTGGAGACCGGAGGAAATAGAATTAAAGAGAGATCGTGCAGACTTCCAAACACTGACTGATAATGAGAAGTTCATCTTTACAAGTAATCTAAAATATCAGACTATGCTGGATTCTGTAATCTGCCGGGGTGTGCCTACACTGTTGGAATTTGTCACCAATAGCGAACTCGAAGCATGCCTTATCACTTGGGGTTTCTTTGAAAAGATACATTCTCAGTCATATTCCTATATTATTCAGAACGTCTTCTCAGATAGCGACGAAATATTTGGTGGAATTTATGAAGATAAAGAGATAATGAAGCGTGCAAACAGCGCCATTGAAGACTATAATAACCTTATGGGGTTGTCTTGTGGCACCAATAAAATATCAGACATTAAGAAACAAATCTACATGTCGGTTATTTCTATCAACATCTTAGAAGCTGTCCGGTTTTATGTTTCTTTTGTTTGCTCGTTTGCTTTCGCAGAGAACAAGAAAATGGCTGGAAATGCCGACATTGTAAAGCTAATAAAAAGAGATGAAGCCCTACACTTGGCAAACACTCAAGCAATTTTAAAGATACTCAACACTGAAGAGTCTGAAGGATTTATTAAAACGGCTGAGAAATGTAAAGACGCCGCCGTTAAAATGTTTGAGTCGGCAGCTAAGGAAGAGAAAGCTTGGGCGAGCTACTTGTTTAAAGATGGATCTATAATTGGATTGAATGAACAAATCTTACATCAGTATATTGACTGGCTTTGTATGTCTCGTCGGAAAGCTATTGGACTACCCTACGAAAGCGTTGGCAAGAACCCAATCGGTGGTTGGACTGACCACTGGATGAGCAGCGAAAGCGTACAAGTTGCGCCACAAGAACATGAGATAACATCTTACAAAATTGGTGCAAGCAAAAACGATTTAGAAGATATGGATTTTGGAGATATTATTTAATTACTATGAGGAATAATAAATGGAAACTAACCTAGACCTACAAGCAAAGCAACAGCAACTTTTTTGGAAAACTGATAATCGCTTTAAATTCAACACGAACAATACTATAAAAGTAAAAGTGTTAAAGGATTGGTCACTTTTGGCAACCGTTCCAACAAAGGCTAATAAAACAGACGCTGGCTGGGATTTATATTCTGTTGAAGAGCTAGATCTACTACCCGGAAAACGTCACGCATTTCATACAGGGATCTCCCTAGAGATACCAGATGGATACGTTGGTTTGATTTGGCCAAGATCTGGAATGTCAGTAAAGAAAGGTGTTGATGTATTAGCTGGAGTTGTTGACTCTGGATACAGAGGAGAAATAAAAGTTTGTCTATTAAACACAGGAGAAGAAGCATGTAAAATAAATAAAGGTGATAGAATTTCTCAGATTTTATTTCAACAAGTGCCAAGCTTTCACTTAACACTTTCAGACTTGACTGACTCCGATAGGGGTGATAACGGCTTTGGAAGTAGCGGCAATTAATTTAACATAATGGTAAATAAACATGTCTAGAAAACGACTTATTAAGAACACGCAATCAAGATTAAGACCAAAAGTCAAACTAGTTTCCTCAAAGACAGAAAACCAAAAAAATTACATACACGGAATAGTAGATAATGATATTATTTTTTGTTCTGGCCCTGCTGGTTCAGGGAAATCATTTATTGCTGCGGGTATGGCTTCTCAGTATTTATATCAAGATGATATTGAAAAGATAATCATAACTAGACCGCTTGTATGCACAGGTAAAGATATTGGTTCTTTGCCCGGAGAGCTACAAGAAAAGATAAACCCGTATTTAGTTCCAATGAGAGAAAACTTAAAATACTTCTTAGGTCTTATGTATTATAATGAATTTTATCAACAGGGGCAGATTTGTTTTGAGCCATTAGAGATGATGAGAGGTATGACTTTTCACAACTGTTGTATGATTCTTGATGAGGCTCAGAATTGCACATTTGAACAAATCAAGATGTTTATAACCAGAATGGGTAAAAATTCTAAAGTTATAATCAATGGTGATATTAATCAGACTGATTTGACTAGGGGTAGGAGCGGACTTGAAAACTGCATTAACAAACTTAGAGAAGTAGAAGGTATAGCCATTTGTGAACTCAACCACGACGACATACAAAGAAATGATTTAATAGCAAAAGTATTAAGAGCTTTGGAGACATAATGCCATTACATGATTACCACTGCGAGAATTGCGCGGTAGACTTTACTGATATTTATCAAAAATATGAAGATGCCCCATTAACAAAATGTGATCAGTGCGGTAAAAACACATTGATTAAGATATTTTCTCCTCCAACTTTTTTTGTGTCACAGGAGGCAACAACAGTTGGTCAAATAGCCGACAGGAACGCAAAGAAGTTGGGTAGGCAAGAGATACAAGAGCGGAGTCTGAAAAATAAAGATGAAACAAAAACAGCATTAAATGAGGCTAAAAAAGAGATGAACTCAAAAATTAACAAAATGTCAGAGGTTCAGAAGAGAAAGTTCATTGACAATGGGTAATAAGGCTGTTATAATAGTAACCACACACACATCAGAGCAACGTCCTGATGGAATGTATTTTCTTGAACCGTTATCGAAAGAGCATGCTGACGAAGTTGGTATACCAAACATGATAGAATTTAAGAAGAACACGGGATCTTTTATAGAGTCTGTGTCCGTACTAGCCGATAAAATGAAAAGGATCAAGGACATATTAGATGAGTGAAAACTTTTACGTAGAAGAAGACAAAGTAGAGGTCGAAAGCCAAACCATCCTGTACGATAAGGATGGAAAGGTTGTTGACGATAAAGACGGTATGTTTTTTATGAAGGAGGTAATTACAAACCATGGAACTAAATACTTTTTAATGTTTAATAAATCTGAACTTGTTAACCCACTAGGAGAAAACACATTCTTTAGGAACTACGACGATTTAAAACCAAAGAAGGTTGGGGCTAAAGCGGCCAAACTATACCTTCGTTATTTACAAGAAAAAAATTCAAGATACTTTACACTATGTAGGAGAGACCTAGATGCCTAAGAAAAAATCAACAACTCAAAAAAGTAACGCAGTAAAAAAATCAGTAACTCCAAAGGTGGAGGTGGAGATGGAGTCGCAACAAGATGCTACTCCTGAGGAAAAATCCTCACTTACTGACCTTGAGAAATTCTGGGTTGAACAAAACTGTAAAAACGGTAAGTCTTTAGATGAGGTCATGTCTGCCAATATTCAACCAATTTCTTTAGTGGAGGCCCATTACAAACAAATAGATGCAGAAATGAAAGAAGAGGCGACCACAATTAAAGCATCAAAGCTTTTTGGCCGTAACGAAAAGTATGGAGCAGTTGTTATGACTCAAACAGCTTCCGAACTTGGAGATACAAAAAAACAAAGTCAAGAAAAGGCGAGGAGAGCCAGTGAAGCAAAACAAAACCACATCCACAAATTCCGCAACCGATAAACGACCTTACAAGTCAATGTTTAAAGAGGGTTATGTTACACCAGCTAATTACATAACGGAGTTGGTGTTCAACAAGCGGAATGAAGCTTTTAATTCTGGAAGGTGTCCAGAAAGTTTTTGGACAAGCCCCAAGTACACAGGGCCGTATAAGGGGCAGGTCATTCAGGCTGGCAGACTTTTAAAGAAATATAACGCTGAATCAATCATTAAAGCCGTAAAGTCTAAAGAGGCAAAGTTTATACATAAACTACAAGATCCTAAATTAGCAAAAATAATTGATAGGTTTGAAAAACAACGTAGCGAAACAAGTTTTGACAAAAGCGAAAAAGTTGAAGATAGTAAACCCATGAAAGCGTTTGGGTTTGGTAAAAATAAATTGAGAGGATTATAATGAGCAAGAAAAAGAAATTAATAAATTTTAGCGATGAAAAAGCTATTCAGAAAGAGTTTGGAAAGGTTATATCTGATGGCACAGAGCTAATAGCTTCAAAACAAAACCTGAAGGCGTTAACTGTTAGCCCCGCGATTGATTTGGCGTTGAATGGGGGGCTTTTAGAGGGTAGCTGGACAATTATTAGTGGAGATCCTAAAACTGGCAAAAGTACAAGTTGTCTACAGGTTTGTAAAAATGCCCAAGACGAAGGTCGGCCAGTAATATACATTGATGCAGAAAGTAGGCTCAAGACTTACAACTTGATTGGGATTGAAGGTTTAGATTTAGAAAAAATACAGATCGTGCATGGGCCAGATGATGGCGAACAGCTATCAGCAGAAGACTTCTTAAAGATATGTGAGTCCATGATTAAGATGCCAAAAAATAAAGGCGCTGTATGTGTCATTGACTCTTGCTCTTCTTTAGTTCCGAGGGCTGAACTCGATGAAGACCCATCTGGATCAATTCGTGCTAGTTTACCCAAGCTTCTATCTCACTGGATTAAAAAGAACTCTCAAACGGTTGTAAAGAATAGAATCATTGTATTGATTATTACTCATTACATTACCAATACCAGTGGTTGGGGAAAGCAAAAGATACCAGACTGCGGAGTCATGGTACAATATCAGGCTGACACTAGAATGGATATCGCAAAGATTGAAAGCTGGGAAGAGAGTAGTAAAAAAATAGGGCAGTTAGTTCACTGGAAGGTTAGCTGCTCCAGCATGGGAGCTTCTGGTACAGAGTGCGTTAGTCATATTAAATTTGGAAAAGGAATAGACAAGAACAAGGAAATCATAGAATTAGCTGAGTCATTTTCTATTGTTGAAAAATCCGGAGCTTGGTATTCTCTAGACTTCCTAGCTGGCACTGATGAATTTGAGGAAGCTCCAAAGTTTCACGGACAAGAAAATCTTTACAAATTTCTTGAATCCCGACCGGACGTTTTTAAATTAGTTTTAGATAAGGTTCAGAGTGTTTTAGAATGATCTACGTAACTGGTTTTGACGGTAAAGATCATAAGTTCAACTACTCTAAAAATAAATCAAGAAGGTCAAGGTCTAACAAGTCCTCTTATCATAAAGAGGCAAGACTTTTAATATCTAGCTATTTTAATAACTATTCAATCTACGAGGAGGTAACTCTTCCCGGATCTAAAAAAGTAAGTCGCAACTCTCTTCTTTATGCTGACTTTTATATACCTGAAGTAGCTTTGATTGTTGAGGTTCATGGAGAACAACACTATACCTATAGTCACTTCTTTCATAAGAACAAGTACAACTTTTTTAAGTCCAAAAATAGAGACCGCGACAAAATTGAATGGTGTGAATTAAACGATATAGATATTCTTATCCTACCATACAACGAAAGAGATAAATGGAAAAGTATGATTATGCAGAAAAGATAAAAGGTTTAGATGTTTTTATTCTTTGGGTTGACGAATATTGCGTTGAGAATAATATTCCAAATTTAGAATACGACGCGACAGACGCCCTAATAATGAAGATGGGTTACAATGCTTTATTAGATCTTACATCGGAAGAGTGTTATGCAAACGCAATATGCTTAATGAACTATGCATCCTCACTACAAAAAGAGGCTGATAAATTAAAATCCCATTTGTCTTGGTGTAATGCCGCAATGGATTATTTGTTTAGTCAAAAGTGGGACGCATACTCTGTGAGTAGTGGAGGGTCTTACACCCCAAAAGAAATTATTAAGCAATCAATAATCCGTAATACCCCATATGCCCAAGATTTAGAAAAGTGTAGAATTAGACTAGATTCAGTTTACAACATAGTTGTAGAGCAGTGCAAAGACGTCAAAACAAGAGTTGATTTATTACAAAGTTTAGGAAAAAAGAGGAGCTTTTCATGAGTAAAGAACTAATTCAAGAAATGTTAGATTCAGCAAGGGATTTGATTCAGGCTGCTAGGGATGTCGCTAGTGGTTTGGGAGTTGAGTGTGTGGATGAACCAAAAGCAAAAAAAGAAGAAGTAACCCAAGAAAAAACACCACCAAAAATCCAGAGCTTTGAGAATGAATTCCAAGTTAAACCAGTTGAGTCAAAAAAGCCAGTTTGGAGTGGTAATAAGTTCGAAGATATGGGAGATATAGAAATTGAGAAGCCGGAAGGTTATGACAAAATTAAAGACGATATCAAGCCAACAAAAAGAAATAGAAGAGCTTACTCTACAATAGATATTGAATGTACATCTTGCCATAAACAAGTTTCAATAAATCCAATTTTTAAAAAAGATATTTTTGTGTGTGACAGGTGTGTAAGCAAGCGTTACGGGAAGGGATCATAAATGCCAAAAGAAAGTGCTTTGAAAAATATTGCCTCTGAAAGAGCTGTTCTGGCTGGTATATTTAGCCACGGTATAGACTGTTTCATTGATGTTGAGATGTTGATTGATGAAGACACTTTTACTCTAGACCATAATAAGGTTTTATTTAAGTGCGTAGAAGACGCGGTTAAGAAAAGTGAAAAAATTGGTTTCACTGAAATACTTTCATCAGCAAAGAGTTTAGGACTTAGCGAATACATCGAACGCCAAGACGTAATGCAACATGTCAACGGGGTAATAAATACACCTATCGACATAGAAAACGTTAGGCTTCATGCGGCTAAAATAAGAAGACTTCAATTTGCTAGAAATGTCCAGAATGAGCTAAGAGATATTTATAGGGGGTTGGATGATATTTCTGGAGACGAAAGCATTACAGAAATTTTATCCATAGCAGAAAAACCCATTCAGGATATCTGCATGTCATATACTCGTGAAGACAATAACACCCCGACTAAACTGGGTGATTCACTGGAAGAATATATCGAGCATGTGAAAAACAATAAAGCT